AATCTTTCTAGTCAACTGAGGATCCCCTAAGTAAAACAATATTTTTGTTTACTTAGTAATTATAGCAGAATGTTAGTTTAAATTACTTAGGATTGTCTGTTTTATAAAAACCGTTACCTTTAAATTGTATACCAAACGGTGTAAAGTGTCTTGTCATTTGTGAATCACATTCAACACAAATGTAGCCTGGATCACTTTCTGCTATTGATCTATGGACTGACATTGTTGCATGTGCATCATCATATGAGCACTTATATTCGTATACTGGCATTTTTATATCCTTTAATTATAATGAGCAGTTTGGGGACATGCTCAGGTCCATCCTGCGGGTAGCAGCCCGCTATCTGCGACTCCCCGATGAAAGGGTGCAGATTTCTATTATACCTTATTTGATTTTAATTGTTTTTGGTTTCTTTTCCTCTGGAACAATACGCTCCAAAGAAATACGCAACATTCCATCTTTGACTTCTGCGCCAGTTACTTCGATGAATTCAGCTAATGCAAATTCACGGGTAAACTTACGGGCTGCAATTCCCTTATGAATTACCTTTTCTCCTGTTGCTTCAGTCTTAATCTCACCTGTTACTGTAAGTGTTTGTTCTTTTACAGCAATATTAAGATCATCCTTTGAAAAACCAGCCACTGCTACTTCAATGCAGAAACTATCCTCATCTTCCATTTGGATGACGTTGTATGGTGGGTATGTTGATTGTGTTGAGTGATTGTGGATTCTTGATAATCTTTCAAAATCTCTATTGAATCCGATAAAAAATGGATCATTAAAAAAATCCAGTGTTGTAGTTACCATTTTTGCTCCTTTTAAGCGAGTTAAATTAGTACCCCCTATTGGCAGGTACTGATATATTATATCATTATGTAACTGGAATTACAACTATCTTGGTTGACTTGCATCCTTTTAGGTCTGCTATTAATGCCGCTTTTTCTTTAGCATCTACAGATAATCCCCATCTTACTTTAATAGATACCCAATTTGCAATATATTCGCAGGTATAGGATTTATTAGTTGGCACCCAATCTGCTGGGTCTTGATCAGATTTAGATCTATTTGATGACCCAGTTACCGCAATTAAATGTCTTGGGTCTGTCATATCATTTGCATACTGTTGTCTCTTAAGGTCTGTCCATGCTGATGCTCCAGAATCCCACGCTTCTGCAAGAGGAACCATGTGATCTACATCTAATTTACCAGCTTCAGTAACTTCAACATTATCATAAATGCTTAACCATTTTCCGCCAGTTAACGCACAATCTTTTCCTATTACTGGCTTAACTAAAGCTTCATCAATAATAACTGATTTACGTGAATCGCATCCTAGTTGTCCTGCACGGCTAATTGTAATCCAATGCTTAAACTTTGTACGTACATATCCTGCACGTACTTCATCTGCAACTTTTATTGAATCAATTGCTTTTTGTACTGTTGTATAAGATTTATTTGCTGCTTCTGCTTGAGAAGTTGATAGGACTAGTATTAATCCCAAGACTACTAGTCCCACCTTCTTCATAATTACTTTGCTTTCTTTACAGGTGTTGCAGCCTTTGGAGCAGCATCCCAATCTGGGCGAGCTACTGACATAACTAAGCTATAAGGACGCTTCTTCTTGAATACGCCGTCGCCATTTGCTTGACTTCCCTTTGTATCTCCAGATGTATTGCCTTCATATGTGATAAGATTTTTTCCATCATTTGAAATAACAATTCCAACGTGCTCTGTATCTGTTGGTTCTTTATCAAAGTTAAAGAATACAACGTCTCCTGCCTGTGCTTGTCCAATTGGAACAATTCTCTTATTCTTTGCAAACCATTGTGCTCCTGCATCACATGATGCAAAGCCTTTCTTTGTTGAAGCGGCAACTAGGTGAACTAATCCTGCATCATCAAAGCATCCTGAAACAAACATTGCACACCATGGTTGGTGATTCATTCCGTATCGCTTTCCAAAAACTGTATCGTTATTTGTTCCTTCTGTGTACTTCTCATCAGCATACTTCTTAGCCGCTGCTAATACTTTTGCTGCATTTGCGTGAATTACTTCTGCCATTTTATTTCTCCTTATTGTAGTTGACTATACTATAATTATAGCATTTCTTTATTTGAGCGAATGATCAGAATCGAACTGACCCCTTCTGCTTGGAAGGCAGAGGCACTACCAATATGCAACATCCGCATTGCGCCATCGGCAGGAATTGAACCTGCGACCAAGACCTTAGAAGAGTCCTGCTCTATCCCCTGAGCTACGAAGGCATTCCTTTAATCGTTTGGAATATCTTCCTCATGCATATTAATCTCTACCAAGCCTAACTCTTTTGCCATTTCATGGCCTTCTTCTGACATTTCTATTGTTGCTTCAAGGTTATCATTATAAGTTACATTTATTAAACCAGCCTCATATAATTGAACCAGAGATCTATCTACGTGCTCCTGATGTGCTTCCCATAACTCTGGGGCAATGTCTTTTGCTTTTTCTGTAATCTGAAAAATAAATTCTCCATGCTCATCCATGCCAGCCAACTCAACTGCACCCATTTCTAGATACATTGATAGTTTCTCATCATCCTGCATACATTCTCCTAGTGCAACAAGTAGGACTTGAACCTACGATTACCGAATTATGAGTTCGGGGCTTTAACCAACTAAGCTATTGTTGCTTAGTGATCTATTGTATCGTGCCGTCTTCATTCTTGTCAATAGTTTCTTCTACTATTTGCTGTACATATTCAGAAAAATGCTTTCTAATATTGCCCATAGGTCTATGACCAGCAAGTTTCCATATTCTTTTATATTCAATTACATTAGAAAATGTAGTTGGACAAATAACTATTCCATTATATTCTTTTAATACTGTTGGAAGAGGAACATGCTTTCCACAACATTTACATTCTTTAGCTTTTTCTTGATACGTGCTCATATTATTGTCATCCTATCCATTGCATCTCTTAAGTTTTCTGGCATTCTTGGTGCCCTTATCATATTATATGAGCTGGTTTCTCCGTCATTTTTTGTCCCAAAGTCATTGTCATAACTCATAGACTCATAGGTATGTATATTTATTTCTTCATTTGTATCAAATTTACTTCTGCTGATAGCATTGTAAATAGCTCCACAAACTGCATCCGCCAAGTCTTTTGAACCTTTTCTTGGGTGGTCAACCCTATCTCTCATTATCTTAAGCTGAAGTAATTCGTCTATAAGTAACTGTATGTGTGGTCCAGACAATCTTTCTTCCGCCACGATCATTGCCATGTCGTCATAATGTTTTTTAGCGACAGACAGAATCTCTGTATTGATGCCGTATTGTTTTAGTTGTTGCATCATATCGTGAGAGTTCCATCTGTCAAAGGTACATACTCGTATTTTAAATCCACGAGTTTTTAGTGAAAGAATGTAATCCTTTACTTCGGTAAAGTCTACAGACTTGTCTTTTGTAGGTGTCCAAAATCTTACTGCATCTATTTCAACAATTGGTGCTGGTTGAGAATATGTATCAGTAACCTTGATGTTAACCCATTTATTTACATGACCCATTGCAACTGCACAATGGTCGTGTTTTTGAGCTAAGTCTACATGCAAAAAATATTCTTTATCTGGATCTGGAATAAACCAATCTTCAAGTCTGCCAAAATTATCTACCGCAAGGTGTCCTTTATTAAAAGCTTTCTCAACCTTTTCTCTTGATTTAAAGAATGCATCAACAGCATCAGGTGGCATGCATGCAAATCTAGACAATGCATCTAAAGGGTTGGTAAAGAAAGCTACTTTAAAGTCATCAATTTTTCTAACAGGGTTTACTTCCCAAGTTGGCCTCTTAAGGGCGTATACCCTAGGAATTTTATATGAAAGAATGTGATCTTCTTCCCATTCAACACTAAATTCATTGCCTTGTGTGTCATCTGGTAAATCTTCATCCATCTTAAACTTATGATCACGAATAATTGTTTCTTTATCTGCCACTACAGCGTTGTATCTTTGCTGGATATAGTCATTCTTGTATCTAGGAAATGACAATAATATTACCTTACCAAAGTCTGGAAAACGAGAATCTACAGATGCACGGTACATGTCATATATAGCAGCACCTGTCTTTGCCTGCTCATGTCCTGTTGTATTGTCAATAGCAAAGCCTGAAATTTCATCAAGGATAACTACAATTACGTTATAACCTTCCCATGCTTCACGTTCTGAGTGACCTGAGTGTACTGTAATAGCTTTATCAAATTTAACTTCTGAAGCTTTATCGTTATACTTTCCAGCAAACCAGGGAGACTTGTCTATTCTTGTTTTAAATCCTTTAAAAAATACGTTGCTTGCCTGTTGAGAGTTAATGGCAATGTTAATAATGTCAATGCTGTCACCTGGAGGTTTTCCATAGTATGTAGCTGGATCCTTAAGGCATAATAGTAAATATACTATATAAGATACCGCAATTGTTGAGCAGTAATCTTTTCCCGACCCTTTTCCTAGCTGAGCAACTACTTCATTAGCAGTTTGCTTAAACCTTATTTTTCCTTCTTCTTCTCCAAATAGCTTGATGAGAGTTGACTCTTTATAAATTTGGGAACTTTTTTCGATAAGCGTGTACTGATAGTCGGAAAGTTCTGGAAGCCCAAGGTATTCTGGACTTCTAACAAACGTTTTAAGATCGACTGGTTTTTCATCAAACTCCTCTCCATCGAGCATGTCGATAAGGTCATTAAAATCAAACGACATCGGCTTCCTCTACTGGGACTGACTCAATTACCCCAGTGATTTGAGATAATCTCTTTGCAACATCCATCTTACACTTAGGACAGGTAGAGGTAACTTCTTTTAAAATTTTAACAAGGACATCTTGTTTACGCTCTGTCTCTGCAATCTGTGCAGCAATTTCATTATTTTCTAATACACCAATAGACTGAAGCATTGCAATTCTTTTTGTTTCGATATCAGCAATAAGTTTTAATGCGCCAGACTTAATTCCTAGTTGCCCTGATGTGTCTGCATCTTCTACTGTCTTCCATGCTTCTTTGATAAGCATGGCATAGTGTTGATCTGCCCCCGAGATAGCCTCTCTGGCACGATCTCTAATATTACTATCATTATGGACAACATCTTTCCAGTCGTCAATTAGCTCTAAAACTTCCTTGCGCTGTATACCAGTAATTGTGGCGATCTGGGTAGGCGTACTTCCCTTGAGAAGCTCTTCAACTACCCTGTTCATTCTATCAAAATGCTGTGATAATTCTATTTCGCTCATTAGCATATTATACTTTCAGTCGACTAAAAAGTCAATTAGATTTAGCCTTTGCAATCTTATATAGCACTAGATATCCAATTAAATCATCAATATCATTATCTCCAGCGTAGCCTTGATTATTCTTAACTCTATTTAATTTATCATCAATACGAACTTTTAATTGTTCTGTTGAATCCGCCGTTGAAAATATTCTTGCAGGCTCAAGAGCTGAGTTTCCATACGATATATTTTTTTCAATTAGCATATGTGCAATCTCGTGGCATGTTGACCAAATCTGATTGCCTGCTGGTGCACCTACAGATTTTAAATATAGGTCACTACAATTAAAATTTGACACATCTTCAAATACTGGCCGAAGTTTCATTCCATCTCCTTGTACAATTGTTTAAGTCCTCTTAACGTTCCAATATCCATATATTGTCCGCCTGGTCTTACCGCCTTAATATTAGCGCCTTTAGATATCCATTCTTTTAATTGTTTTCCTGGGTGATCTAATGTGGTATCTATGTATCTTATCATATTTTTTCGGAATAGCATAGTCCCCCACATATCTGGGTAATTACAATTGTCTACCTTGTCTTCGGAATCAATTACTTTGTCATGAGATACCAATACCTGACCTACACGGCCCTTTAAGTTTTCTCCGCATTCCCAAATCCCTAGAACAATGTCTGCAGTATCCTCTTTAAATAAACCCTTGTATATATTTCCTGGAGCATTTAAAATATAAGTATCTGGCATCCCAACAAGAACTGTATCATTATAATCTCCAACCATATACTTAACTGCATCTGACATAGTTGAAGGCTCACGAACCATTATTTTAACATTCATATCCATATTCTGAATAATATGAACCCATTCTGATCGTGTAGAAATTCTAACTTCGTCACACATTTCTAGCATTTGCTCTACATGCCATTGAATCAATGACCTTTCATCTGATATAGGCAAACAAAATTTAGGTATTCCTCCTATTCTAGATGCTTTACCTGAAGCTGGTAATACTCCTATCGTAGCCATTCCTGTTCCCTTCTTCTAGATAACGACCATGGCTTTGGATTTTCAAAGTTGCCATTTCTTTTATACTCATAATAATCTTGATTATTCAAAAATGTTTCATGGTTTCTATTTTTAAGTTTATCATCACTATTAATTGTTTGACTTCCAGACTCTGGTGCAGTCTGTATTGATGTTGAAGTTATTGTGTTTTCAGGACAAAATCTTGCAACCCTTTCGTGAAAATCATTGTCCTCAAAGTAAATAGGATAGAAGTATTCGTCGAACAACCCAACCTGATCTATTACATTCTCGCCAACAGAAAAACATCCGTAAGCGTCGTTTGTAAGTATTAACTTATTTGGTCCGCTAATAATATCTATTTCTTGTAAGGCTGTCTCCCCCCAAATAGTGTCTGCAGAAGCAAATAGCCAATATTTAGAATCAGGGTAGCATTTTATTCCTAGGTTCCATGCAGCAGACAGTCCTAAATTTGCTGGCATGTTAAGAACTTTAACATTTTCTTTTTGTGTTTTAAATTCTCCGCCATTATCTATAATTAATATGTTGTCAATTGGATAATTAATTGATTCTAGCATAGACTCTAGAAGATCATATCTATTTAATATTGGAACTATTAGGACTGGTATACTCATCGTTTTTTAATTAACCCAAACTGGTCTAGGTATCTTTGTATGGTCATAGCGGATACATTGCATTCTTTAGCTATTTCTGTTATTGTTTTCTTTTGAATTACGTACCTTCGGGACAACCAATCTTTGCTTTGATACAACTTCATATTGACATCCATCCTATATATCCTGCATCTGGGTTATCCTTGAGCCATTGCTCATGCAACTCATTCTGCTTTTTCCAATCAATTCTGTTAGTCTCTAAACCGCATTTAGGGCATAAATAAGTATCTAAATCTTTATATACATGTTCGCAATTCATCGTTCAGTCAATATGCTGTTTGAATAATGTGCAATCCCAAATGAATCAGACACATCAAAATCTGTTAGAGATAAATTGTATTTATTATTAAAATAATCTACTGTCCTTTGCTTACGCATATTACGTAATTGATTTTGATACCATGAGTCGGCATAACCAGGATTCTTTAGCCTGATAGCCGCCTTCTCATCCTTTGTAGGGTTCTTATTGCCTATGTAAGCCTGCCAAGAAGATGGGGCTATTGTAATAACCTTGGCTCCCGTAGACATCAACTCTGCTATAACAACTCCATAAACATATGATAGTTTAATTACAGCATCTGCAGATTTTACAAATACAGCTCCTTCAACAACAATATAGTCTGACTTAAGTTCATCTAACATTGAGGCCATTTTGATCTTGGCATCATGAATTTTTTCGTATATATCATTGCCAGTTAAGTTAATCTTACCCCACTTTAATGGGACATCATTTTCCATTAAGCAAAAAGCAATAGAGTTAGTAGAAGCATCTATACCTAATACTCTATTAGCTTGAGTCTTCTTTAAACTAGCTAATGTCATCTATCATCCTAAACAGCTTACTTTTATTTTCAAGATTTATGTTTTTCTCGCATGTTGCACAGAAGTCACCCTTATTATATCTGCTCAACTGATGTCCGCACCTAGAACAAGGACGCAAGGCACCATTTCTAATAGCTTTACGCTCATAATATTTTTCCATAATTCTACGGTTAGTAGCAATTCGGCAACATTCATCAGTACAATACTTTTGATTATGTGTCTTTGGAGTAAAGTCTTTTTTACATTCCGAATTAAAACAAATCATACAGAGGGAACCTCAAACTTTTCAATTTGAACTGTACCAACTGGTGTTTCTTTAGAGTAACATTCTTTTTTAACTGGGCAGTAGGTACATGGCATCTTTGATTTTGAAGCACCTGCTGGACGCATAGGCAGATCTCCGTCTTTAAAGTTATCCCAAACTTCACACATCCATAAGAATGTATCTTCAATAATCTTTGTATTTTTTTCATTCATTGAAATTGGAATAACAAGGATCTCCTGAGTATTCTTATTTTCATACAAGAAAAATCCCTCTTTAGCATTCTTTAGCTTCATATATGTTAGAAGTTGAAGCATATGATTAGCAGTAGGCTTCATCTCAGATTGTCTTGTATCCCATACTTCTTGCTTGGCAGTCTTGATTTCACCAATTACAGTTTCACCGTCATACTCCATAATTAAATCTATAAAGCCTCTGATTGGAGGGTACTCATTTAAAATTTCTTCTTCTTCCATTTTAAATTGAGGCATAGTAGAGATAAGTTTCTGAAGTCTTTCGTGTGCTTGCGTACCTTGTGCCATATTAGCAACTGCAACGGCATCATTATCATCAATAAACATTGCACCAGAAAAAGCCATATACCAATATCTTGGGCATGTGCCATGACCGTATCCTAGAGAACTAGGACTAAATGACTTCTTTGTCATTTCTCCATCTGCACGTTTAGTGTTACGATAGGATTCATCAAGCAATTGAGCAAACAATTCTGGATCAAAGAATTTGCCCGTATGCTTTTTAAACTTTAGATTCTTTACTATATCTCTACCCATTTAGGAGTTATACCTCACAACATATTTAAGCGCATCTACCAATTTGTCTATGGACTCTTTTACTGAATAATATATATTCTTTTTATTATTATTTGCCGTTCCAGCTTTATCCTTAGCAATTGTAGAATATACTGACGCAAGCACTGCAAACTTTGTTGACATTGCTTGAAGCTCCATAATTAAATGCGGCGCCTTTGCAGATGGAACATCTGGATTCATTAATAATTTTACCACAATTGCAAGGGCTCTGTCTAAATGTTCATCTTTCATGAACTCATGAAGATCATTGAACTCTGTGATATCGCTGATTAATTCAAGAGTATTCTTATCTTCAGCCATTCTTTATCCTCTTATCCCATTTATCTATGAATAATCCCAGAGGGTACCCAATTATAAAACCAGTGATTAATCCCATAAGAAATTCATTCATGCAAATGCCTTTTGAACTAAAGCATAGCCAATCCATAACCCAACAATTCCCATTAGTCCAGCAAATACTGGTGGGGCAGGGATAGGTAGTTTGAATATACTAAATACTCCGCCTACTGCAATTCCAGTTAGTGTTGTATAAATAAGTTCTCTCATTAAAATGGAACCTCGGCTTCTGTAATGTCCCACTTAGTGGGAGCTGACCATGAATCTGATTTAAGGGATTGCTTGAATCCAACTGATTCATTCTTTGACAAAGACCATGTTGTTACAGCAATTGTATCTGCATTTACGTCGTAAGATGTACGGCTGTTGCCTTCTTTATCTTTCCATGTTTCTTCATAAATTTTACCTACGATAACAACTTCTTGGCCTTTCTTGAGAGTAGCAATACTTTGTTCCGCCAAACTCTTCCACGCCTTAACAGTCCACCAAGATGTGTCTTTATCATCCCAGCTACCTGTTGAATCATTCTTTACACGGTCATTAGATACAATACGCAGTCTAACTCCGCCTCCATTAAGCTTAACTGGATCCTGTCCTACACGACCAACGATTGTAATTGTTGGATTAGCCATTATTATTTTCCTCCCAGAATGCGATCAAGTCTTCTAAGACTGACCACTCAATGATTCCAAGACGAACCTTGGAATCCTCACCGATAATAATTTTAAGGGCAGGATGCATATCTCTGCTTACCTTAAAAGTATCTGTACAGATTTTAGCCCATACATCTTTATTTAAATTAAATGACGCTTTGGCTTCCTTGTAATCTACAAGAAATTGATTCCATTTGGCATCACCTTTTTGATAATCACCACGCCCGCTATTTTTTTGAGCTTTAGCGCCATCACGTTTTACTTCTGATCTTTCTGACATTATCCAACCACATAAGAATTCTTATGTCCGTCTGGACATTCCCAGGAAATAGTCATATTAACTGCATCCCAAAAATACTCTTCAGAATCTTTATCGCATTTATTACAAGGTTTTACTCCGCCTATTTTTTCAAGTTCTGTAGTAAATATTTTCTCTGGCTTATTAAGAAACTCATTAATGTTTGGCATTTATCTCTCCGATTAAGCTGTCGACAACATCTTGATTTTCCTTTAAATATGCTACAGCCTTTGCACGTCCTTGAAAACGTTCTCCATTTACTGTGTACCATGCACCACCCTTTTCTACAATGCCGCACATTTCTGCAACATCTAAAGTTTCTCCAACGCTATCTACACCAAGAATATCCCCCTGGTAGTAGAAGTCGTATTGTCCTGATAAATTTGGGGGGCCGAGTTTGTTGTAATCAATAACCCAGTTAACTGGCCTGCCAACTCTTTGTTCAATAATCTTGTCGCCAACTTTAATGCCAGCTTTGATAGCGTTAGCCTCAGCTTCAGACGACCATAGTTTAATGACAGTGGAAGAGAAGAACTTGACAGCCATGCCACCCGTTGGAATGTGGCTAGCATGCATAGATCCAAATTGATTTCGTTGTTGTGAGATGAGAACAAGTAGTGTTTTTTTGTTTGCATAGTTTAACATCTTGACTGCGTGGGTCATATCCTTTGCTTCAGCGCCGATTTGCTTAGTGTCTTGCAAATCCTTCATTTCATTTCCGTCTTTTTCAAAATAGATTGCAGGAAGTAATGCTGAGATTGAATCTACTACAATCAGATCAACACCTGCATCCATTAGCTTTGTAGCAACATCAACCATATCATTAACAGTTTTTGCTGGAGAGTAAATAAGGGAAGATGAATCTACTCCTAATTTTTCTGCCCAAGACTGATCATAAGAAGCTTCCGCATCAATCCAAGCACAAGTCTTACCTTCTTTTTGTGCAAGAGCAATCATCTGTAGGCAGAAAGAAGACTTACCAGCAGACTTGTTGCCCCATACAAGGGCCTGTCTGCCGTAACCTAATCCTCCACGCAAAGCAAAGTTTAATCCAATACTAGGTGTAAGTTGTTTTTCAACTTGAACATCTTGTGCGGACTGGACTCTTGCTCGTGTTTTTGGATCTAGTTTAGCTAATATGCTATCTATCTCTATTGTCATTTAAACTCTTTCTTTCCTATAGTATAGCATTAAAATAAATTTCCGTGAAGCCTTTGGCGTTCTTTATTTATATTAATTTTCTTTTCTAGAATTTCATCTAGGCTATGTAGAACTTGTTCTTTGTTTCTCATTGCAGCATAAACATCAAGTAGTCTAATTATTACATCTGCCATTTCTTCTACAATGCTTTCGCTTCCCTTTGATTTTCTAATTGCTTCTAATACTTCAGTTACTTCTGAATGCACAAGAGCTAACTTATTTCCAATCTTGTCATGGCTGTATTCTCCATCCCAAAACCCTTTTTCTTTTGCAATTTCGTGAAGAATAGCAGACAATGCGTCTAATCCATACTCAGTTAGAATCTGATTCGATTCCATTTTTCTCCCTTAAACTAAACGTGAATGACGGACCTGTCTCGTCATAATCTATTACCAATTCTTTATTACTAACATTAGCATCTAAGAATCTTAATGTTGGAACAACTATTTTGCCGTGCTCTTCAAGAATAGCAACCAGAACTTGATTCATGCTAATTGAAGTAACAAGGCCTTCTATATCTTCTGTCATTTTATTTCCTTAACCATAAGCGTACCGTCATCTAATTTAGATAGTACTGGCCTACATTTCATTCCCTCACGCATTTTAGCAAGGGAAAATTTATACATAGTTGGGAACGCAATTACTCTAGTAAGTTCTTTATCTCGATTAGACAACACAATATGACTCATTGTCTTTCCAGCTTTAGTGGTATATGGAGTAAAGTTGACTACAGTATACTCATCTTCTTCAAGATCATATTCTTTTCTATAAAGATAATCTACAAATATATCATTGCTCTTTGGATCTATGTCGCTTACCTTAATATATCTTGCAATACGATTATCTCCTACAAGAATGAAATACATTTGATTAGTTTCAATTTGTGTTTGCTCTGTATGGAATAGTCCAATTGATCCTGTTTCATCTACAAGCTCAACTCTTGCCCAACCATTTCCACGCTTAATAGACTTAACCATTCCAAACATTACAAATGATCCTAAGTCTTCAAAATCTTCAATTGGTCTTGCCTGTGCTTTAATTCTTGGAGGTATTCCTTCTAGGTTAAATGTAGGTATTCCTAGATACTCATAGTAATTATCTTTCTCATTACCGTTTCTAACATTATCATCAAATGCAGCTCCGCCAATTGAATTTAATGCTGCAATTGCACGACTATTAATTCCACTGCCCTTCTTTGAAGCCTTATCAATAAAGTCAGCATAATCTTTAAATGGTCTTTGATCAATAATCTTATTGGCAATGCTGTCCGAAATAAACTTTACCTCTGCTAATCCAAATACGATTCTATCCTTTTGCAAAGAAAAATATATATCTGATTCATTAATGTGTGGTAAAGATACACGAAGTCCTAGTCGCTTAGACTCAATTAAATATTCTGTTCTCGCATCTTTGTCATTTTCATTTTTAAGAATTGAAAACATGAATTCAAGAGGGTAATAAGTTTTAAGCCAGGCAGCATAATAAGAAAGCATAGAATAAGCAACAGCATGAGAGCGGTTAAAAGAATACCCAGCGTGAGCCTCAAAAGTATGCCAGAGCGTTTCGGCTTGCTTCTTAGAAATGTGCTTTGAAGCCCCATCAATAAAGCGATCCTTGAACTGGTCGAATTCTTTTGCATCTTTTTTCTTTCCAATAATCTTGCGGACCTTGTCAGCCTCTGACCAAGACATACCACCTAAGTGGACGCAAGCTTGCATAACTTGCTCTTGATATATAATAACACCATATGTGTTCTCGGTAAACGGCTTCATAATTGGGTGAATAAACTGCACGGCCTCATCTCCATGTTTACGCTTAATATATGAGGCACCTACGGTATTCATTGCACCTGGACGCACTAATGCGTTTGATGCAGCAAGGTCTTCAAACTTATCCACACCCATTTTAATAAGAAGGTTTGTATAAGGCGTTGCTTCAGCTTGAAATACTCCTTTGGTATATCCATCGCTTAGCATCTTATAAACTTTAGGATCATCCATAGGAAGATCTGAAAGGTTTATATCTTTGCCTGTTCTTTCTTTGATAGATTTAATTGTGTCTGACATAACAGATAAAGTCTTAAGTCCTAGTGCATCTAGTTTAATAAGACCTATATCTGCAACCGTATCCATGTCATACGCAACGACTGGAATTCTTCCCGACACTTTATCCTGTGCATCTTCACGAGATTCAACAGGCGCATACTTTCTAATATCATCTTTAGCAACAACAACTCCAGCAGCGTGTACGCCAACTGAACGAATGCGACCACGCAATCTTTCTGCTAGCCAAACAACTTCGGGGTATCTTGTTCTAAATTCTTTTGTATTTGGAGAATCAATAAAGTCTTCAAACGTATCGACTGGTTTTAATGCACGGTTTACTTCTTGCAGTGGAACCATAAATACACGAGCAGCATCACGGACAACTCCCTTATCTTTAAAATAAGTATATGTTGAGATAGACGCAACGTGTTTAAATTTCTTCTTTAAATAATCTTTAACTTCTTTTCTTCTACGGTCTTCAAAGTCTGTATCAATATCTGGAAAGTCATTACGCTCAGGGTTAATAAATCTAAAAAACAATAAATCATATTTAATTGGATCTACATCTGTAATTCCTAGGGCGTAGCAGACTAGGGATCCCGCTGCAGAGCCACGGCCTGGGCCAACCCTAATATCATTATCTTTAGCCCAGTTAATCATATCTGCGACCACCAGGAAGTATGAAGCAAAATTCTTTGAGGCAATAACTCCAAGTTCTTCCTCAAGGCGAGCTTTATAGATATCATCTGAGGCCTTCTGTAGCCTCTCTAAGCCCTTTTCAGACAGTTCCCTTAGTCTTTCATCGGCATCGGTCTTTGGGACTGGCAGGAGGTCTAGGCCCTGATTAAAGTCATATTCTCCTATTTTATTGGCAATTTCCATTGTATTCTCGTAAATATCTGTTCTAGTAATTCCAGCCTTGACAAAATCAGCCTGAATTTCTTCACGAGTCTGAATAAATAAATTATAATTCTGGAAGGAGATTCTTCTATCTGGATATAGATAGTTTAATCTATCATTAATATCCTTGATATTTCTAGACATATCAAAGTCGGCATCTTTATCCATCTTAGGGGATGTTGATAAAATAAGCATAGCCTCTTCCAGGACTCTATCTTCTTCCTTAGCAAAGTGAGCATCTCCTGTTGCAACCGCCTTAATTCCTAATTCATCTGCAAGGTTTAAAAGAGCAGAGTTTATTTCAGCAGGGTTATGTGATTGAACTTCTACGTAAAAATCTTTTCCGAAAGTTTTATTAAATCCTTTGAGAAGAAGTTTGGCTTCTTCCATATTTCCTTTATCTATGGCTTTGCTAATTAATCCATTAAGACATCCGCTAAGAACAATAATTCCTTCACTATACTCATTTAAAATTTCTCTATCGATACGTGGTTTATGATAAAAGCCTTCATTCCAAGCAAGCTCCTGAAGGATATTAATATTCTCTAGACCCTTTTTATTTTTAGCAAGCAGGATAATGTGATTATAAGCCTGAATTGATTTATCTGTTTTGGATGAGCGGTCAAATCTATCTGTTGGTGATATATACGCTTCTACTCCAAGGATTGGCTTTATACCTTGATCCTTACATGCAATTTGCATTTCACGATGTGAAGATAATGTTCCGTGATCTGTTATTGCAATTGCTGTTTGACCAGCCTCTTTTGCTGCTCTAACAAGTTCGGCAGGAGAATTAAGCCCATCCATTAATGAATAGAAAGAATGCACATGCAAATGTGTAA